TGGAGATGGCGGTGACCGAAGAGATGCTCGCGATCGCCGTTGAGACGAAGCCACATTTTTGCTGTCTGGTACCGGAAAAGCGTCAGGAAGTAACAACCGAAGGCGGCCTGGACGTCGCAGGGCAGCGTGACAAAATGCGCGATGCCTGCAAACGTCTGGCAGATGCCGGGATCCAGGTTTCTCTCTTTATCGACGCCGATGAAGAGCAGATCAAAGCTGCGGCAGAGGTTGGCGCACCGTTTATCGAGATCCACACCGGTTGCTATGCTGATGCCAAAACTGACGCCGAACAGGCGCAAGAGCTGGCGCGTATCGCCAAAGCCGCGACCTTTGCCGCTAGTCTCGGTCTGAAAGTTAACGCTGGTCACGGTCTGACCTATCACAACGTGAAACCTATCGCCCGCATCCCGGAGATGCACGAGCTGAACATCGGCCACGCCATTATTGGCCGGGCGGTGATGAGCGGCCTGAAAGAGGCGGTAGCCGAGATGAAACGCCTGATGCTGGAAGCGCGCGCCTGATGGCTATTCTGGGCTTAGGCACGGATATTGTGGAGATTGACCGCATTGAAGCGGTCATCTCCCGCTCCGGCGAACGGCTGGCAAAGCGGGTACTGAGCGCTAACGAGTGGGAAATCTACCAGGCGCACCAGCAGCCGGTACGCTTTCTTGCCAAGCGCTTTGCGGTGAAAGAGGCGGCGGCGAAAGCGTTCGGGACCGGGATCCGCAACGGCCTAGCGTTCAACCAGTTTGAAGTGTTTAACGACGAGTTAGGCAAGCCGCGTCTGCGCCTGTGGGGCGAAGCGCTGAAGCTGGCAGAGCGGCTGGGCGTGACCCATATGCACGTCACCCTGGCGGATGAACGCCGCTACGCCTGTGCGACGGTGATTATCGAGAGCTAAATCTTATCCGCGTGGTGCAGCAGGACAAACTTGTCCCACAGCTGCTCCTGGCTCTCACCGTGCGCCGGATCCTTGAGAATGGTATTGGGGATAGGGCAGACCTTCTGACACGTCGGCGTCTCGTAGTGGCCGACGCACTCCGTACAGCGATCGCTGTTAATCTCATAAACGCTCTCACCCATCGAGATGGCCTCGTTCGGACACTCGGGTTCGCACATATCGCAGTTTATGCATTTTTTGGTGATCAGCAACGCCATCGGAAAATCTCAGAAGCTACACAAGCAGGGCGGGTATTATACGCCCGATTTGTGCTCAGACCAGTTTTTTCACCGGGGTGTTTACCGTGCCGATTGCCGTCACGTTTCTGCCTCTTTCAGACAGCAATAGCTTTTTTTGCCCGGCGGCGATGAATAAAAACAGGTAAAGATGCACCTCCTGATAACGTTCAAACCAGGGATAGAATGATGCGCGATATACAACAGATTTTAGAGCGCTGGGGCGGGTGGGCCGCCCAGCATAATACGGCGGTAAATTGGTCACCCATCGCGGCAGGGTTTAAAGGGCTGATCGGCGCTCCTGCCTCCTCTCGCCCCTCATGCTGTGATGATGACGGTTTGATTATCGATGGCTGCATAAGTCGTCTGCAGCAGATACGCAAATCTGAAGAGCTGAATGCCATCATGCTTTATTACGTTCACGGGCTATCAAAACGTGAAATTGGGCGCAGAGTTAAAACCTCGGAGCGCGAAATAAGGCGCGTGATAGAGACCGCGGAAGGCTTTATCGAGGGGTGCCTCTGTATGCTTGGCGTCTCACTGCAAATGGACCCTGAGGTGACTAAACTGCCGGATGAAGAAAGTGCTCATGCGGGCCGCAAAAAGCGTGTCAGACTGGTATGAGTTGATTTTACAACTTCAACCAAAAGCCCCGAACTCTCGGGGCTTTTTTTATGCCCGTCACTGTTTGATGGAGGCCTTTCCCTTGAGCAATAACACCAGTACAGAACCGGGCTGGTTAACGCCCACTAACTGCGATCCGGATTACGATGAGACGCTTGATGCGCTACTGGGCCAGTGGATAAGCAGCGTGTCCGGCCTGCCAGCGGACAACGTATGCCCCCGGTGGGGAAGTGACCCACCATTAACGCCGTCTGTGGGAACAACGTGGTGTGCATTCGGTATCACGGGATGGGCCAGTGATGGCAGTCCAGCCTTTACTAACCAAACAGAAGAAGAGGTGCAGTTCTGGCGTCATGAAACCTTTGAGTGTACGGCATCGTTTTATGGTCCAGCAGGTATGACATTTGCCGCCCGTTTTCGCGACGGCATTGCTGTCCCACAGAATAACAGCGGGCTGAATACGCTGGGTTTTTCGCTGATCGATTATGTCTGCCTGACGCCCTGTCAGGAGCTTATCGAACAAACGTGGGTTCGCCGCTATGACATGACAACGCAGCTGCGTCGCAAAATTGCGCGCAAATACGCTATTCAATCGCTGGTGGCAGCACCAGTCACCCTTTCTGGAGAATAAATCATGACCCAGGGCTTACCCCTTTCCAGTGTTGTAAACGTAGATGTAGTCATGTCACCGACGGCGGCGACAGGCCGTAACTTTGGCTCACTGCTGATCCTTGGCTCCTCTACAACAATCTCTGCAGCAGAGCGCATCCGTCTTTATGCCTCGATCGCCGATATTGGCGATGATTTCGGCGTTAATAGCCCGGAATACGCAGCGGCGCTGGTTTACTTCAGCCAGTCGCCTCAACCGGAAGAGGTCTATCTTGGCCGCTGGGCGAAGACGGCTGACGCGGGTGAAGAGGAGACGGAAACTATTCTCGACGCCGTTAATGCCTGCCTGAACTATTCTGACTGGTATGGACTGATTATCGCCGATGAGGTGATCAGCGGCAGCGATGTGCTTGACGCAGATGATGTTGTTAGCGTTGCCGCGATTATTGAGGCTGCCACGCCGAGCCGAATTTTTGGCGTCACCTCTGGCGATGCCGGGATTATCAGCACAACGGTAATGACCGATGTCGCCTCGCGGCTTAAGTCTGGCCGCTATGGACGCACGTTTTTACAGTACTCCATCAGTAGCCCCTATGCCGCAGCTTCCGCCTTTGGCCGGGCCTTTACCGTCAACTTCAACGCCAGCAATACCACTATTACCCTGAAGTTTAAGCAGGAGCCGACGGTGACCTACGAGACGTTGAATATCGCTCAGGCGTCGGCAGTGGATGCAAAAAACGCTAACGTCTTTGTCTACTACGCCAACGATACGGCCATTCTTCAGCAGGGTGTCATAGCAAACGGCGATTTTTTCGACGAACGCCATGGGCTCGACTGGCTGCAAAATTACGTGCAGACCAACCTTTATAACCTGCTTTACACCAGCCCCAGCAAAATTCCCCAGACCGATGCCGGCGTCACGCGCCTGCTCGCTGGCGTAGAGCAGTCGATGGATCAGTCAGTCAACAACGGTCTGGTTGCGCCTGGCGTCTGGAATGGGGGAGCGATAGGTCAACTCTCTTCCGGCGATACGCTAACCAAAGGTTATTACGTCTATGCGCAGCCGCTTTCTGCTCAGGCTCAGGCAGATCGGGAGGCGCGTAAATCTCCGCTGATTCAGGTGGCCTGCAAGCTGGCAGGCGCTATTCATTACGCAGATGTTCAAATCAACGTCGTTCGCTAAGGAGCAACCAGATGGCAACCTACTCTTTTCTTGACGTCACCGCGACGCTTACCGGACCGACGGGCATTATCGATTTCGGTCAGGGATCGGCTAATGCTTCGGAGGGGATCACCCAGACCACCGGCGGCAGCATGAATACGATGACCGTAGGGGCTGATGGGGAAGTGATGCACAGCCTACACGCGGATAAATCCGGCACTATTACGGTATCACTGCTTAAAACCTCGCCAGTAAATAAAAGATTATCACTGGCCTATAACGCGCAGATTTTGTCGGCCGCGACCTGGGGAAATAACGTAATTGTGATCCGCAACACGGCCTCTGGCGACATCCTGACGGCGCGTGGGTGCGCGTTTCAGAAGCATCCCGACTTTAACAATGCAGCCGACGGCGGAACGGTAGATTGGGTATTTGACTGCGGAAAAATCGACCGCCTGCTCGGGGAGTTTTAAGCATGGAGTTTGCTATTGATGGCGTGACGTACCGTATCGCAAAGCTCAACGTATTCGAGCAGCTGAAGGTCGCCCGCAAGATGCTGCCGGTGCTGGCCAGCCTGGTCGCTGATTTCCGCGCGCTTCAGGAGAGGATAGGCAATAACGACAGTGAAGGGGCGATCGCGACCGTCCTGCCAAGGATTGCCACTGCGGTAGCAAGCCTTAACGATGAGGATGTTAACGCGATCCTTTTTCCCTGCCTTTCAGTGGTCTCCCGGCAACATATGAAGGGCTGGGTGCCTGTTTTCCAGCACGGCGAAATCGCCTTCGACGATA